CCTTTGGGCGTCAACACCATTTCCATGGTTATGTTGGCAGGAACAGGAGCAAAAGGTTGGCTCTGTTTGGGAGGACTGGCTTTTACTCCCGGACCTTTGGGTTCCGGAGTCGTGGTTAATTGTTTGTGTTCTGCCGCTGTGATCCTGCCTTCTGCTAGAAATCTGTCTGCTTGTTCTTTGCCTAATGTGTTGTTGTCATCACCTTCTACATTCTGCACTGCTGATGTCACTGTGACAAAAGGCACCGACGGCGGAGTAGATGCACCTCCGGTGCTGGCAGCATTGTACAGCGCAATTAAAACTCCGTTGGCGTAGACATTGACGGCATCGTATACTGGCTCGACACGACCGTTGGTGCCAAATCGTAGGCCTGTAATCGCAGTAAACGGGTGTGTATGCGAGACTGGTGGAAATGGACCAGTTGCTGTATTCGACGCCGACGTGGACGGATTTATTGTTGGTGTAGCCATTACGATTTCGGCAATGACTCTATCTTGTCTTTGTATTCAGTTAGTTTTGCTAGGCCGATAGCACCAGCATCATCAACATACAATTTATATACACTAGACAGCAGTACCCAATCATGTACACCTTGGGTTTTGATACCAGTTGTCCGCGCTAAATCAAGAAAATCAGATAGTACTGAAATCAACGAAGTTGAATCTCCGCTAACAGCTGACGCAATAGTTTCAAGAGCTGTAGCAATTCTGTTAACTTGGGTAGTATAATCAATAGCTATCGACACTCCGATATTAGCCGAAGTGCCCTCTCCTGTAACTACCGGTCTACTATTTGTGTTTGTTAATGTGATTGCCATAACCAGTCCTTAAACTATTATTTAAGCCAGCGCAATGCCAGTGGTTGACTGGATAAACTGGTCAGCAAATGCCTTGTCTGTGGCTTCTGCTACTGTTACTGTTGTTTTTAACAGTTTGATCTCTTTGCTGGGATCTACAGTAAACAAATAGGGCATTAAACCAGGCCCTTTTGGACCCATGCCAATCACCTGTGGTGTTTTTAGTTTGTAGTAAGTTGCTCCATCTTCAACTAGTTTGGCAACAATTTCTTCTCCGCTGGTCAGCTTGATTGTTATAACTTCTCCTACCGCAACACCTTTGTCTACTAACATCATATTTCACCTTTGCCGAACCCGCCGGCTGTTTCTTCTAAATGTTGGCGTAGTTCTGTGAACCCGCCGATTAATTGATTATGGATAAAAATCTGGGGAACGGTTCTTGCATTAGGCACAGCTTCTAAAAGCTGTTCTCTACTGTAACCAGCACCGATTTTGTGTTCTTCGTATTTAATACCTCTCTGTGTTAGCAGGGCTTTGGCCTGATCACAATAGGGGCAGTTATCTTTTGACCATACTATAGCTGTCATTGCATTTCCTTTATTAATTTGAATAAATCACAGCACCTTTTTTGTCCGTGACTCGGACCAGCAACACACCTTTGCGTTTGTACTGTAAAGCGGCACTAATAGCTGCTTGTTCACCGTTATAAGTTCCTATAACGATCCAGCTTTCGTAAGGTGAATTGCGTTTGTACTGTGCTTTGAACATATATTATATAGCAGGCAATGCATCGTAGTCAAGATTTTCGCTCATTACACCTATGACATAGTTGGTGCTTTCGCTTTCTTGCAGAGCTGTTTGTTTTTTGCTGGTATCAACGTGTTTGTTGAACCAAGGGATTGGAGTTGATCTTGGAGCAGCTTGCTGATATTTTATTCCAATGTCTTTGAGTGCAGATACTGCTGTGTAGTCCACAAAGTCTTTGAGAATGTTGGCATTCAAACCGATTACTGGGCCTTTGTTGAACAAATAGTCAGCCCATTGTTTTTCTTCACGGATAACATCTAGATACAATGCGTATACTTCAGACTCGCACTCTGCTTTGGCTTCGACGAAACGGCTGTCTTCTTTGACTACTTGGTTGATCAAATATGCAGTCCAGCCTTTGTGTAACAGTTCGTCTTGTAGGATCAATTGGATGATGTTGCCATTGCCCATGAAGATCTTGTTCTCTACCATGGCTAGGCTTGTGGCAAATGAAACCATAAAGCGGAATGCTTCTAGGGCATAGCTGGCATGCAGAGCCATCCAAATTGCTCGGATATATTCTTTTTCTGGAATAGTTTCACCCATTTGTTTACGGCAGTTGATCATGTGCAATACTTCGTAGTAATTGCCTACTGAACTGGCCATGTCTACAATTTCTTTGGTATCGTGGATGGTGTTGAACACATCCTTGGGCACGTTGTAGATATTGCGGATGATATGACTGTATGACTTGCTGTGAATGTTGGTTTCAAAGAATGTCCAGTTGTATACTAACGCTTCTAGTTCTGGCAACGATATCACTGGCATAAAGATTTGGCTTGGTCCACGACCTTGTAAACTATCCAATGCTGTTTGGCGTAGCAAGTTACTGGTAAAGATGTGCTTGACTGCATCGCTGGCGTCTTTGAAATCATTTGAATCTTTGGTAAGACTAATCTCTTCTGGTTGCCAAAAGAAACCACGTGCCGTTGCTTCAAAGTCTGCAATCTTTTTGTACTTAACTTCTTCGAATCTTTGAATAGTAACTGGACCTGCTGGGTCTAGAAACATCTTGCGATTAAGATAGTCTGTTTTTGTGTTTAAATTGTATTGTGCTTTACTCATTAATATTTTCCTGAAGCAAGTACTATCTTGCAAATGTGTTCTAATCTTTCTATGTGCTCATAGGCACGCCATGGAGTATTGCCAATTGCCACTACACCGTGTCCTTTGATTCCCACTATGTCAAACTTGATGTTGCCGTCGCGGTCAAGTCCCAAGTTGTGATGGCAAGCTTCGCCCAGTTCTTCACTGATAGGAGCAACATCTCCCACATTGTGTGCTACCTTGGTGTAACGATTAAGTTCTGGGAATGCATCGCTAACAGTTCCTAAATCAATACCGGCATGCATGGCCGCAATGCAGTAAGTTGGATGAACGTGTACAACTACACGCACATCGTCTTTGTGCTGTCCTAATTCTTTCTGTAGTCCAAAATGCAAAGGCATCTCGCCACTAGGTTCCAAGTTGCCCGACAAGTCTGTTTGTTCAATGACTTCCCAATTATAGTTAAAAGCACTACTACCATTACCACTGTTAATCGTTTTCCAGATTTTAATCTTTTTAAACATCTCTGGTTGCATGTTCTGTTTACGCACACCACTAGGTGTTACATAAAAGTGATCACGATCGTGATGACGGATAGAGATGTTACCATCACGGCTGGTAATCCAATTACGCTTGTAAGCGTCTACTAAAATATCACAACAAGTTTCTAACATTATAGCTTACATGCCTCGCAGTCTTCATCTTCTTCTATGACTTCACGTTCGTTGTGGAATCCGTTGTAGTGTACTTCTGGTGTTCGCTGTTCTTGTCTACTACCAGCCTTGTTGATCAAACTGTAGTAGAATGTTTTCAATCCCCATACATGTGCCTGCATCAAGTTCTTGGCGATCAGCGTGGTTGGTACTTTGCGATCTGGAAAGTGTGCTGGATTGTAAAAAGTATTGGTCGAAATACTTTGATCCACATATGCAGCCAACACCGCAGCGGTTTTTAAGTAGCCGTCACAGTCACGTTGATCCCACATCATCTGATACTTGTGTTTCAATCTATTGTATTCTGGAACTACCTGGGTGAATGATCCTGCCTTTGATTCTTTGGTAGAGATCAAACTCATAGGCATTTCGATACCGTTGGTTGAATTGATAACCACTGAACTAGACTCCACGGGTGCAATAGCCATTAGCGTGGCATTTCTTACTCCGTGCAACATCATTTCTTGTCGCAGTGGTTCCCAGTCAAGCTCTGGAGCAAAGTCAGTGAGTTCGTTTACTCCTCTGGCTCTTCTTTCCCAAGGGAACTCTCCCTTGCCGTATCTGGTGTGATCGGAATCTTTACAACGTCCTCTTTCTTTCGCCATTTCGACCGTGGCTTCTGTAAGGTAAAAGGCTTGATGCTCCATCCAAACTTTAACTTCTGCCAGTGCGTCTTTGTCGCCATATTTTATTCCCCTTCTTGCATGCCAATAAGCAAGGTTGGTCACTCCAATGCCTAAGGGTTGTATTTCGTCGTTGCTCAACTTGCTTTGAATGCTCAAGAAATCTTGATAGTCCAAGATGTTGCACAAACTACGCTGTAGTATACGACACGCACGGCGCATGTCTTCTGGGTTTCGGAACGCACCCCAGTTGATGGATCCCAGTGTACATAACGCTATGCGTCCTGTCTCGTCGTCTAGTCTTTTGAATGAACGAGTTGGTAGTAAGATCTCACAGCACAGGTTACTTTGATATATGGTATGGTACTCTGGATCGAACGGACCTTGTTCCATGACATTATCAATAAACACCAAATAGATGCGACCTGT